TTCAGGTTTGCCTTGGTAGTTGGCGTACTCTTTTTTGTAGTCACGTGGCATGATGTTGTCCTCACAAAAGATTGCTTATTGTCCCACAGCCGCGCCATTTAGAACAGCCAGTAGCACAGGGCTTTGCTCTCTGAATGCTGTGCCGGTCAGCGTACTTGCAAAACGTGGATGGTTCAGGTTAACAATCAGGCAGTGCGTCTGGCCGGGGCTTCTGTCCTTGCACCCTTTGAACACAGTCACACGCTCGCGCTTAGAGATCAAAGCACCATTGGCCTGCAACTCACGCTCAATACGGTCAAGGCTATCACTGGTTCGGTTGAGCCATGACCTGAACAACGCCAAGTTAAGCGCCGCCACGCTACCGGGCATGACCGGGGTCTTTGCATCATAGACAACCTTGATACGTGCAACGGCTTTGTCTGGAGCGGGCTGAGTCACCTGTTCTTTGCCTGAGCCGTATACCTCTGTGCAATGCACCAAGCGATCGTTGTGCTCCATCAGGAATTGGCCAATGGTGTCGAACACGTCAGACTTACTGTCGATGGCCGCCTGACGAGTCTGCTTAACGCGCTCGATCATGTACTCAATGGTTGCCTTGATGTCGAACGGGAACAAGCCCAGAGCCTGTCCAATGCGTCCCATGCCCCATGATGCAATGAGTAGCGTTCTGTAGAAGCGTTCCTGCGGCTCGAACAGAAAACCGAATTCTTTATTGAACGATGCCTCAGCCCACTTCCACACAGGTTCTGGGCCACCCTTGTCGAGCACCACTTGCACAAGCTCAGGGAATGCCCATCCGTTGTTCTTCTCAAGCAAGGCAAAGAAGTCAGAGCCATTGCTAAGCCCGTCTTCACGTGTTGCGACAAACAAACGATCGTGTTGATGGAACTCTAAGCAACGCGCCTTCAACGGGTCATTGCCTGAACGCGCGTTTTCGAATTTGTTGTACAGCGAATAGTTAGATGACATGTGAGTTGGCCCGCACCATGTAGCAGGCTTACGCAACTCACGATCTTTTGTCATGGTAATTTTTTCACGGCCCGAGCTCAGCGTGTAAGCCATGTCTGCCATAGCCTCGTCGTCTGCTACCGTGACTTCATCGAGACAGCAAGGCAAGCTATTCAGCGTGCCACGTATCCCGTAGAAAGCATTTGCTGAGTCTTGTTTGTTCAGGAACAGTTCCTTCGGCTTACCAATCAAACTATTAACAGCAATGATTGACAGAGACTTACCAGTTGTTGTTTGGTCAGAGTAAACTGATACGATGGCTGTAGCGTTACCCGCCACTTGACCAAGGATGCCAACGGTTCCAGTCAGCAGTGACGCACGAATGTTATCAGTGCCGGGCAAGTTCAGCATGTCCATTGCACGAACAAACTCAGAGCGTTCACCATGCGGGCCAATGAGCTTAGCGTAGGTAGCGGCAGGGCCACGCAGACGTGTGTCTGTTGCACCAATGCTTGAGCCAAGTATTGTTTGGCCGCACATAAACGATCCATCCTCTTGCCAACCGAAGTTGATGAAGTCCAAACCTGTGGGCGCTTGTTGTTGCACCATAGATAAATAGTCCATTAAATAGCTCCGTACTTTTTCCTGTTGTCCTGCGTTCTTGATGTAGATTTGTTGGTTCAATAAGAACCCTGAGAAGTCCTTGCCGATTGATGCAAGCACAACAATCTCGTGTTCGGTTTCCTTCCACCCAGTCATCGGGTATTTGGTCAACAACCTGAACGCAGACTTGCGACTCGCAGGGTCATGGTACACACCAGTGATATGCATCTCATATGGGCTGACGTGGTCGAACTCAATGACCTCTTGCGCGACTTCATTGCCGTTTGCATCGGTCGTCGTGATCTCAGTCTTGACCTCGCGCATGATGTTGTTGTTCTGAATCGCGTAGCCCTTGGGCAGTGTGAACGTGAATTCTTCACCTGCATCAGTAACAATCTCAGTCTCAGTCGCAACGGACAACTGCGCAGGGCTTGTAATGTTTCCACGGCTCGGGCATCCCTCGCAACCCTTGGAGCACAGCTGCTCGAACTTAGCGCATGTGGTTGGCCCTGTACCATTCCAACCATCGAGCTTGGCCATGCTTGCATCGAGATCAAAGTCAGGGTGCTTACCTGCAATCTTGATGACAGCTTCTTTGACATCGGTACAGTGTTTGGCTAAGCCTAGCGAAGCACGCCATAATGGCTCAGGTACATCGCGACCAGCGGCATCGAGAACGCCGCCAGAATCAACAAGAGCTTTGACTTGGTTGCATCGGCTTGCAACTGCGTCGAGGTTGACATCATTTGAGTTGAGCACTGCATCGAGTATTGATGACTTCCCACCCTTGCGTGATGCAGTTGCTTTCTTTGCGACAGGCCCTTTATTGAACCAAGGCTTGAGGATCGTGAAGAGCGAAGCTGCATCGTAGTCTGGGCAGTCCGCAACACACTTGACTTCCTTCCATGGCTGTTGCTTCTTATGATGCGTGCCGACGGGACGGAGCACCATAGATGGGTCGTGAATCTTTGATGTGTCAATTACAACTCCCTGTTCTTCTAATGCAATGCGAAATGCAATGGAGGCTTTCTCCCAGTGTTCCCTACTCACAGCCTGTGTCAGTGGCCAATACAAGTGCACGCCGTTGCCGGATGAAATCACCATCGGGTCTGGCATACCAATAGCCGCAAGCGCAGGCATCATCGCCTTCATACCTTCCGCCTTAGTGGCGTAAGGTGTCTTACTGCCAATATCCAGATCGAGGGCCAGTGCTTTGAACCAAGTGGCTTGCACTTGTTTACGTTCGATCTTTTCACGACCATCCAGTCGAGCTACTCTGTTGTTTGCAAACGCACCAACAGAAAAATAAATTGTGGTCTCAGGTTCAGCATCCCACATTGAAATGTTGGCAACAGCTTCGTCGATATCTGAGAACGATCCGCGGTTCCAACCGAACCCTCTTGGGTTTTGGCCTGTGTGGTCAGGCTTGTGTGCCATGATGACGACTTCGTCACGTTGGGCAAATATACGAGTAAGAAAGTTTTTTGTGTCCAAGACATGCCCCTAGATGAAAAACCCCGGCGTTACCCGGGGAGCGATTTACGTTTTTATTTTATTACTCGTCGAACAAACTGTCGAGCTTTGCCGCTAATTCATCCGACGCTTTTACTGGAGCGACGACTGGTTTTGCCGTTGTGGTTTTCTGTGGAACACCATGAGACACCGTTTCGTCTTCGTATGCATCATCGACTTGTTGTACGGGTGCAACAGGTGCCGCAATACTTTGCTTCGCTGTTGGTGCCGCAATAGCAGGCCCTGCCGCTTGAGGAGCGAGCTGACGTGTAGCTACTTTAACAGAATCACTTGCCAACAAAGTGTCGACGCGAGAAATTGCTTTCTCAGGCACGTAACCTTTTTGTTTGAACGTGATCTTGGGGAAGCTAGCTTGGTCGTCGAAGCCCAACTCAGTGATGACTTCTTCAGGGCCAATGCCGTAGTTGCCCAAGTCCTTGAAGTACTCACGCAAAGCTTTCATGCCGCTGACAGGCACAGTCAGGCTGTAGACCTTTGATGGATCAGCCGCGGCCACCACTGCCAAGTGACGTTGATCCGCACACATCTTTGACTTTGCACCAGAGGGCAGAATCTTAGAGCCAAGCACATTGTTCGGGCAGTCAGCGCAACCACTGTGCACGGGAGCCTCAACGCTAGCATCAGGCTTGAGACCATCATTCGACCAACAATCTGGACGGACATTCTCTGCCGATGCATCGAACGCTTTAGCGTAGAACACCTTGGAGACCCTAGGGTTTGCACCTACGATGATGGTGTCCAGTGTGACGCCAACTGTGGTTTCAACGCCGTCTTCGCTCAGGCGGTAACGACCTGCACGGATGCTGATACGGGGGATACCACCGCCATTGTCACTGCCGACGATGGCAGAAGCAACTGTGGATTTGACGCCTGCTTGTTGACGAGCGGCGATACGGGCTGCAATGTGTGCAGGTACTGTTTGAATGTTGCTCATGATTATTCCTTTATGGGTTGCTGTCTGTAACTACGCCGTAGTTTCCACGTGACCACAAGAGGTTACTTGTAGCCATCGCGCCTGCTGCAATTAATTGCGCTGCGCTATAACGTTCTTTGTTTGCACGAGGGTACCCCGGGCCAACGTATATATCGCTATTTCTAAAATGAGGGACATAAGTAACATCATTTAGTTTGTATGTTACTTGCGCAAATAGTGGAGCGCCTTCTGCTGTATCACGTTTCATGTTATTCCTTTGATTGAGCTTTACGTAAATTAAATACGCGGGTTGATGAGAAGTTGACACCGGGGGGTGGAGCACCATTGGCTTCAATGAAACTCTTAACTCCCAGTTTCGACGCGCGGGCTTCTACCATGTCCCACGAATCGTTTTCCTTGCAATACGCAAAGAACTCTTCACGCGACGCAACGGTCGCGGTATGGTGTGTCGACCAATAGGCCGTACCAAAATTTGTCTTGACAGATTCGAGACCGTCTTCCTGCGCTTTAGCAGTCATCCAGTTCTCAACGGCAACAAGCTTTTCCATGAGCTTGGCCTTAGTGGCTTTGTGCTCACGCTCGAGTGCATCGATAGCGTTGCGTACTTGCAGATATTTCTCTGCGGCTAGTTCGTAGTTCATGAGTAAGTCCTAACTGTTTAACTAATCGTCACTGTTGATGCCTTGCACCAAATTCAAAAACTCCGCCAATGTGTTTTGCTTTGCGCGGAGTCGGCGGTATAACTCTGCTTCAAAGCCTGTGGCCCAGATGTGCCATACAGTCGTCTTGCCAGTTGTTGTCAACCGGCGAATCCTTGCGTTGGCTTGCTCATACTGTTCAAGTGAATAAATTGGAGCAAACCAAACAATATCTTTCGCGCGTGTCAATGTCAATCCATGTGCCGCCACTTTCGGGTGAGCCAACAAAATCTGTGGCCTGTCCGTGTGTTGGAAGTCGTTGAAGATTTGATTGCGGTCGTTCTTACTAACGTCACCGTGAACCGATGCAACATCGAATCCATCAGCAGTTAGCTTCGCCTGCAACTCATCTTGTACGCCTCTCAGCGGAACAAATATGATGACCTTGTCACCAATCTCGTTAAGTAGTTCAGTAAGTGTATTATACCTCAACGAGCCATCGATTGCAATCTTACCGGTCTCGCTGTATACGACACCGCAGCTTATTTGCAACATCTTACTCAACACAACTGCCGCATTCGCAGCAGTTACCTCACCCGCCGCAAACACAGTCACGGCTTTGTCTTTCATTTCCTTAAACGCTTTTTGTTGTTGAGGTGTTAGCTCTGTCTTGCGACCAACGAAGTTAGTGTCAGGTAAATCCTTGCACTCGTCAAGCGAAAAACGAATTGATGGTTGCAAAACTTTCTTGCATGTCTCAAGCGCATCTTGTCGTGGTGTCCACTTAAACGTTGTCACCTTCTGCATCACCATGTCTTTGAACGTCGTGTAGCTCTTAGGGCAAGTGGGTGAATCAACAAGTCGTGCAAGTGTCCATGCGTCCGCAGGTGTCTGTGAGATCGGTGTACCCGTCAGCATCCACAACCATGGCTTATGCGTTTGCATCCACTTAGCAAATATCTTGTATCGCTGTGAGCTCGGTGACTTCAATGCTGTAGCCTCGTCGTAAATCACAACGTCGAACCCTTTCAAGTCCGCGGCCATGTTACTAAAGCCATCGTGGTTAATGATGAAGTACTGCACACCGGGCTTCTCTAGCAGTTGCTTGCGCTTCTCCTTCGTACCAGTGACGATTGAAAACATGCGGTGTGGCAAGTGGTGCTTGAGCTCCCTCCCCCATACAACAGTCAGCGTCGACAACGGCGCGACAATCAGAATCTTTTTCGCAACACCTTCATCAAGCAAGAAGTCCGCGGCCCATATCGAGCTGATGGACTTGCCAGTACCCGGTGCGTTCAGGCACAGGGCACGCTTGTGTGTTGTGAGAAATGCGGCTGTGTCCTTCTGGTGATCCATCGGTGCGAACCGAGCGGGCCAGTTGTAGTAATGCATGATGGGAGCAGGGACACTAAAGCCCAAGTTCTTCAACACGATTGACTCGTCCACACCATACGGCACAGCAAGCATCGACTCACCATCATGGGTGAACTGCTTGGCGTGCGGCATCACAGACTGCACAGTGGCATTCTCATTGCTGTTAATGATGATCTTACGTTTGTCAGGTATTACAAGCATGTCAGTGCGACCCAAGCTTTGAACTCAATTTCCCACACGTCAACAGAAGTCTCGCGAACGATCCATACCTTGGCACCGCTACGTATTAGCGCAGCGATCTCCCTCTCTTGGTGGGCTGTAGTAGTGCCCTTACCGAACTTGGTTTCAACAGCAAACATAGAACCATTAACACAGCCAATAAAGTCAGGAATACCAGACCGACCAAAGCCATTAGCAGCTGGCATAAACCACCAACAGTACTCTGAATCATTGAGTACATTTTTGACAATCTTTTTAACATCGCCTTCATTCTTCATCGTTTACCTTTCAGTCGTGCGTCAGGGCAAATGTCTTTTGCCGCGCACCATGGGCATAAGCCCGAGGGTTTTGTTTTAAATACACCGAGCTCGATTGTGTCTTGCACCTTAGTGAACCGAGGCTTCAGTGCCCGCCACATGGAGTCCAAGAACCTGCGCTCGTACGTAGCGTTTGTTGTCTCGTTGAACTTGAGCCAGATGAATGACGTCTTGACCTTGGTAACTTCAGGGTAGTGCCAGAACACCATGGCCGCAAACAACTGCAACTGTGTTGGATTGTCTTTAACTTTGCCAGTCTTGTAGTCAAGGCAGTACGCAGTGTCACCATCTACAACAAGCACGTCAGCGATTGATCTGATCCACACATCCTTAGCGAACCAGTCGACGGGTTGCAGGTCTGCATTGACAGCCATTTGATGCTCGAACAATTTCTCGCCCGGTCGTTTCATGATGACGTCGACAACGCTACCCCACTGATCGAGTGTGCTACGTCCTTCACTGGACAATGAATCTAGATCAAGCACACCACGGCCTTTAGCC